AAGTTGTTATAATGAAACGTGTACTTGTGATCCGTGCCTGTGTGGCATAAAAGATGATGACGCACCAGGACCAGACCACGTATATGAGCAGTGTACTGAATAATTAATATGAATTGAAAGGAATGTTATGGGTGTATTAGCAATGGGTTTGTTTAACGTACTCTCAGGATTAGTAGTAGATAAAGCCACAGACCTGGCAAAAGAACACGTTGAACAAATGATAGATGAAGTATTGCCTGATAATGCCAAAAAAGAATTAGATAAAATTATAAAGGCAGACCCCGCACACGTATTTGACAATGCTAAAGATGCATTACAAGGGGTTGTTGAAGGAAAATGTCCCATTCCATTGAAAGATGGAACTTTAAAACCAATAGAATTTAATATTAAAGTTACTTTTGATCCTGCTACTGGATCATTAGACATTGATAAAACTTGAGAGGTTAACATGGCTGAAGTGATAAGATTATCAAAGAATTTTGCTCTAAAAGAATTAACAAGGAGCTCAACAGCAGAAAGATTGCGAGTAGATAATTCTCCTAATGATTATCATCTAGTGAATTTAACACATCTTGCAATTAATATTTTACAACCAGTAAGAGATCAGTTTGGTGTTATTACGATTAATTCTGGTTATAGAAGTCCTGCACTAAATGCAAAAGTTGGTGGATCAAAAACAAGTCAGCACTGCAATGGTCAGGCGGCAGATTTTGAATCTTACTCCACACCAAATCCAGATTTAGCAAAATGGATTTCCAAGAATTTAGATTTTGATCAACTAATTTTAGAATTTTATGATGGTAAGGACCCTAATAGTGGATGGGTTCATTGTAGTTACAATTTAATGGGAAATCGTAAATCGATATTGACGGCTCTCAAAACTAAAAGTGGAGTTCAATATAAAAATGGATTCGTTTCGGTATAAAATAGAAGAAATAGTAATTAAAATTTATCTTCAAGTACTCTTTACATTGGGTGCCTTTAAGGGTCGGTCATGGGTTGACAAACACATAAAACTGTGTTATAATAAGTTAGATGAAATAAATAGTGATTATGATAAAGTGACTAGAACAAACTGGTACCCTAAAAATTAAATGCCCAAATTTTATACTAATGTAGTATGTCTCGGTAATTATATTTTCGAAAGAGGAATAGAGAATGGTCTACCTTTTGAAGAAAGACATGAATTTAAACCTACCCTATACATTCCCACCACAACTGAAACTGAATGGCGTACTCTTGAGGATGAGCCAGTAGCCCCTGTTCAATGGGGTTCTATTAAAGAAACCCGTGAATCAGTAAAGAAGTATGAAAACGTAGATAACATGAAAATCTACGGCCATACAAATTATAATTATTCTTTTATTGCTGAAACATATTCTAAAAATATCGATTACAATTTAGAATATCTTAGAGTACTGTATATTGATATTGAAGTTGGCTCTGAACAGGGTTTTCCTGATCCTGTAAATGCAACAGAAGAAGTTACAGCAATCACAACAAAGATGGGTGATGATATCCAAGTCTGGGGTTGTGATGAATTTAAGAATGGTCAAGAGAATATCACATATAACAGATGTTTTGATGAACGACAATTATTAGAACAATTTGTCATGTATTGGCAACAGAATTGTCCACATGTAATTTCTGGTTGGAATACAAAAACATTTGACACGCCTTATTTAATTAATAGAATTCGTAATGTTTTAAATGAAACATGGGTTAAAAAACTTTCGCCGTGGGGTTTTGTTAAAGAACAAAAAATCTTTGGTATGGGTGGCCGTGAAGTTCAGACTTATGAAATATATGGTGTGTCAGAAATAGATTATTTAGATGCCTACAAGAAGTTTACTTATACTAATCAAGAATCATATAGATTAGATCATATTGCCTATGTAGAATTAGGTGAGACTAAACTAGATTTTTCTGAAGTAGCAACACTTCATGAATTATATAAAAAAGATTTTCAAAAGTTCATTGAGTACAATATTCAAGATGTATTACTAGTTGATCGGCTTGAAAAGAAATTGAAACTTTTAGAGTTAATTATCTCTCTGGCATATTTGTCAAAATGTAATTATACAGATGTATTTGCACAGACAAGAATGTGGGATTGTATTATTTACAATCATCTCTTGAGAGAAAAAGTTGTAATTCCACAAAAGAAAAAAAATAGTAAAGGTGATATGTATGAGGGTGCCTATGTCAAGGCACCACAAACTGGCAGACATGAATGGATTGTGAGTTTTGATTTAAACAGTCTATATCCACATTTGATTATGCAATATAATATTTCGCCAGAAACTATTTTAGGATCATGGAAAGATAAAATAGGTGTAGAAGGTTTAATCGATAAAGAGTTTGATACATCAATTTGGAAACAAAAAGATATTACAGTTACACCGAATGGATCGGTTTATCGAAGAGATAAGCAGGGGTTTCTTCCCCAATTAATGGAAAGTATGTACAATGATAGGGTGAAATATAAACAGAAGATGTTGGCCGAACAGAAAAAGGGAAGAAACTCAGATCCAAATAAATTGTCACAATATTATAATTATCAACAGAACTTAAAGATAGCACTAAACTCAGCCTATGGTGCAATGGGTAATCAATGGTTTAGATATTATGATGAACGTAATGCAGAAGCAGTTACTGCAGCGGGTCAGTTATCTATTCAATGGGCCGAGAATGCAGTAAACAATTATTTAAACAAAACATTAGGTACAGAAAATGTTGACTACATTGTTGCTATGGATACCGATTCTTTATATGTTTGTCTTGATAGTCTTGTTTCTAGAATTGGTATTACCGACAAAGAAAAGATCATCGGATTCTTGGACAAGGCCTGTGGAAGAATAGAAGATGTAATTGAGAAATGTTATAATGAATTAGCAGAATATATGAATGCCTATCAACAAAAGATGGTCATGAAACGTGAAGTAATTGCCGATACAGGAATTTGGACAGCAAAGAAACATTATATTCTGAACGTTCATGATTCTGAGGGTGTTCGATACGAAGAACCTAAACTTAAGATTGTAGGTATTGAAGCAATTAAAAGTTCTACTCCCGAAGCATGTAGACATTCACTCAGGGAGATTTTCAACATTATTCTGTCAGGAACAGAAGATGATGTAATTAGTTATATTGAGAAATTTAAAGAAAAGTTTTTTGGATTGAATATGGAAGATGTGGCATTTCCTAGATCGGTCAATGGATTAAAAAAATATAGAGATCCGGCAACAATCTACAAAAAGTCAACTCCAATTCATGTTAAAGGTTCTTTGATTTATAATCACATGCTTAAAACTAATAAATTAACAAGAAAATACCCCACTATAAAAGAAGGAGAAAAAGTTAAATTTTCTTATCTTAAGGATCCTAATCCGGCAGGTGATAAAGTAATTTCCGTATTGAATAGTTTACCGAAAGAATTTGAATTGGAGAAATATATAGATTATGATACACAATTTGAAAAGGCGTTTATAGAGCCGTTGAAAGGTGTATTAGATGTAATAGGTTGGGAGACTGAAAGAAAATCCAGTCTTGACAGTTTTTTTATTTAGTGTATAATGGAGGTAAGATGGCAGGTAGTGTAATGGTAAGATATGCAAAAAAGACCTCAAAACAATTAAGAAAAGAAAATTCGGGGTCACACGCACAATTTAAGAATTATTCTGTAGATATTGATCCAGATACAATTAGTTATATGACCTTTGAAACTCAATCCGATGCTAAGGCGTTTGCACAGAGAATGCAAGAAGAAGGAAACCATATTATTGAGATCAAAGATGATTACAAACATTGATTACGGAAGTTGGCTAGGAGAAGATTTGGTAAAATTATTATCAGATTTAAAATTTCAAAGAGATCGTGTAGAAACATATTCTGAACGAGTAGATATAAATCAAGAAATAGGAGCAGTTAAAACAGAACTTAATACAAGGAAAGATAATGAGTGATTATTTAGATAATTTAGTAAAAGTGACAGGTAATGAATACGCAACAAAAGTTTCAGATGGAGTTGAGGCGGGTGATGTTTCAAGTTATGTAGATACAGGAAGTTACATTTTAAACGCATTAGTTTCGGGAGATATTCATGGTGGAATTCCTTCAAACAAAATTACAGCATTGGCAGGAGAAACTGCTACAGGTAAAACATTCTTTGCTCTGGGTATGGTCAAACAGTTTCTTGCAGATAATCCTAGCGGTGGTGTTTTGTATTTTGAGTCTGAATCTGCTTTAACAAAAGAAATGATTGAGAGTAGGGGAATCGATTCAAAACGAATGATAATTCTCCCCGTAACAACAATACAAGAATTTACTCACCAAGCAGTTAAAATAGTAGAAAATCATACAGAAGATAAACCGATTATGATGTGTCTTGATTCACTTGGAATGTTATCAACAACAAAAGAAGTTGGTGATATTTCAGAAGGTAAAGAGACTAAAGACATGACAAGAGCACAACTTGTCAAAGGTTGTTTCAGAGTCTTGACATTGAAATTAGGTAAAGCAGGAATTCCATTACTCGTTACTAATCATACATACAAACAAGTAGGAACTATGTTTCCACAAGATGTGATGGGTGGTGGTAGTGGTCTACAATATGCGGCATCCACTATCATCTTTCTTTCTAAGAGAAAAGAAAAAGAAGGAACTGATGTTGTAGGAAACGTAATACATTGTAAGAATTTTAAGTCGAGATTAACTAAAGAAAATAAGATGGT